GCGTTTATTGCTGGTAAGCATCACAAAATCATGGCAGATGCCTTTGAAAGGGTGGCAAGGGGAGAGCTTAAGAGGTTGATTATCAACATGCCGCCCCGGCACACCAAATCCGAGTTCGCATCGTTTCTTTTTCCAGCGTGGTATCTGGGTATGTTTCCAGAGAAAAAGATCATCCAGACAGCCCACACGGCAGAACTTGCTGTGGGATTTGGTAGGAAGGTTCGAAATCTGGTGGGGTCCTCGGACTACAGTTACATTTTTCCAACCAAGCTTTCGGCAGATTCCAAAGCCGCCGGGCGGTGGAATACCAACAAAGGCGGGGATTATTTCGCCATCGGGGTCGGTGGTGCTGTCACGGGTAAGGGTGCCGATGTTTTGATTATTGACGACCCACACTCAGAGCAAGAAGCCATGCAGGGCAATCCGTCGGTTTATGACCGGGTGTATGAGTGGTACTCCTCAGGACCAAGGCAGCGTCTTCAGCCCGGCGGGTCCATTGTGATTGTGATGACTCGGTGGTCTAAGAAAGACTTAACGGGCCAGATTTTGACCAACTCTGCCGCCCGAGATGGGGATGAATGGGAAGTTATTGAACTGCCCGCCATTTTGCCTTCGGGGAACCCGTTATGGCCCGAGTTCTGGAAACAGGACGAACTGGAAGCCATCCGGGCCGAACTGCCTGTCGGTAAGTGGGAAGCCCAGTACCAGCAAAACCCGACCTCAGAAGAAGGCGCAATCATCAAGCGGGACATGTGGAGCATCTGGGAGGACGAAAAGCCCCCGTATTGCGATTACATCATTCAGTCATGGGACACCGCCTTTGAGAGAAACAACCGGGCAGACTACTCGGCCTGTACAACATGGGGCATCTTTCACAAGACCAATTCCGAAGGCTTTGATGTCGCCAATATTATTCTGCTGGACGCCTTTAAAGACCGCATGGAGTTTCCAGAACTCAAGCAAATGGCTTATGACATGTGGAAGGAATGGAATCCCGACACCCTGATTGTGGAGAAAAAAGCCGCCGGGGCCCCGTTGATTTATGAAATGCGCAAGATGGGCATTCCCATGGCGGAGTACACACCGAGCAAAGGTTCAGATAAGATAGCCCGTGTAAACGCTATATCAGACCTTTTTGCCTCAGGGCTGGTCTGGTGTCCAAACAAACGATGGGCAGAAGAGGTGATGGAGGAACTTGCGTCTTTTCCAAATGGAGATCATGACGACCTTGTTGACTCAACGAGCCAGGCCCTTTTGCGCTTTAGGCAGGGCGGGTTTATCCAAATCCCGACCGATGAACCGGACAACTATGTTCGCATCAAACGACCGAGGTATTACTAATGGCTATTGACAAGGCGTTGTATCAGGCCCCTGAATCCATGGAGTTGGTAGAAAATGCCATTCCTGCTGAGATTGAAATTGAAATTGAGGGCGATGACGACGGGATTGAAATTGAAGTTGAGATTAAGTCTGCAACCTTTGAGGACAATCTTGCCGAGGATATGGATGAAGGAGACTTGGTTGGTCTGTCTACCGACATTCTTGAATTAATTAATATTGATTTGGATTCCAGGCGGGACTGGGAAAAGACCTACGTCAATGGGATCAAGTTACTAGGCTTAAAGATGGAAGAGCGCACCGATCCTTGGGACGGCGCTTGTGGAGTCTTTCACCCCCTGCTGTCAGAAGCGGTGGTGAAGTTTCAGTCTGAAATGATCATTGCGACATTTCCCCCTGCCGGTCCGGTTAAGACTAAGTTAATTGGCAAAGTCACTCGGGAAAAAGAAGAGGCAGCAGATCGTGTTCGTGAGGACATGAACTACACCCTCACCGAAAAGATGCCCGATTATCGTAACGAGCATGAGCGTCTTTTGTGGCATATGCCCATTGCTGGCTCGGCATTTAAAAAGATTTACTTCGATCCCATCCAAAACCGCCCCGTAGCGATGTTTGTTCCCGCCGAGGATGTCATTGTTTCCTACGGTGCGACCGATTTATTGTCAGCGCCCCGTGTCACCCATCGCATGAAAAAGACCGAGAACGAGCTTAAAAAGCTTATCGCCAGCGGTTTTTACATGGACGTTGATCTGCCAGATCCTGACATGATTACCAGTGAGATTCAAAAGCAAAAGAATGAAGAAACCGGCATTGATGTCATCAAGGATGACCGGTACACCCTGTATGAGGCACAGCTTGAGTATGACCTAGCGGGCTATGAAGACAAGGATGACAAGGGCCACACAACTCAAATTGGCCTGCCTTATGTTGTCACCATGCTGTCCACCGGCGAGATTCTAGCCATTCGACGCAATTACATTGAAGACGACCCCCTTAAAAAGCGCCGTCAGCACTTTGTCCACTACCCCTACATCATTGGATTTGGCTTTTACGGCTTTGGTTTGACCCACCTAGCCGGTGGATTTGCTGAATCTGCTACCTCAATCCTCAGGCAGTTGGTTGATGCGGGCACCGTTTCGAACCTGCCGGGCGGGTTTAAGTCCAAAGACCTCCGTGTTAAGGGCGATGACACCCCGATTGCACCGGGCGAATGGCGAGATGTGGACGTAACAGGCGCAACAATCAAGGATTCGATTGTTCCCCTGCCGTACAAAGAGCCATCTGCCACCCTTTATTCGCTTCTCAACACCATTGTGGACGAGGGCAGGCGGTTTGCTTCTGTTGCAGACCTCAAGATTGCCGATATGTCGGCCCAAGCCCCAGTGGGAACGACGCTTGCCATCCTTGAACGCAACCTAAAGGTGATGTCGGCGGTTCAAGCACGGCTCCATGCGTCCATGAAGCAGGAATTTAAGCTTCTTGCCGCCATTATTCGGGACTACACTCCGCCTATTTACAGCTATGACACGGGCGAAAGCCCAGTTATTAAGCAGTCGGACTACGACTCAGTCGATGTTATCCCCGTTTCGGACCCCAATGCGTCCACCATGGCCCAAAAGGTTGTGACTTATCAGGCTGCATTGCAGCTTTCACAGGGTGCGCCAGACATTTATGACCTTCCGTATCTGCACAGGGAAATGCTAGAGGCTTTAGGCATCAAGAATGTGGACAAAATCGTGCCGCTTGAGGACGACATGAAGCCCCGAGACCCGGTTTCGGAGAACATGGACATCCTAAACAGCAAGCCTGTGAAAGCTTTTCTTTATCAGGACCACGAAGCTCATTTAAAAGTTCATATGACTGCCATGCAGGACCCCAAACTGCAAGCGATTATTGGTCAAAACCCCAATGCGCAGATGATGCAGGCCGCATTGCAGGCCCATATTGCCGAACACACTGCCTTTCAGTACCGAATTGAGATCGAAAAGATGCTTGGGGTTGCTTTGCCGCCCGAAGACGAGCCTCTTCCAGAGGAGGTGGAGGTCGAATTGTCCAGATCCGTGGCAATGGCGGCAGAAAAACTTCTCCAAAAAAATCAGGCAGAGGCCCAACAGCAAAAAGCCCAGCAGCAGGCGCAAGATCCCTTGCTTCAGCTTCAAATGCGTCAGCAGGAGCTTAGGGAAGCCGAGTTTAAACACAACTCTGCGCTCGAAGTTAAGGAATTTGAGCTTAAAACGATGGAGGCCCAGGCCAAAGTCGCCACAGAGAACAAGCGGATTGATACACAGGCAGAGATTGCCGGTGCCCAAATCGGTGCCAAGCAGGAAACAGATAAGCAAGGCATCGCCAACGAGCAATACATCGAAGGAGTAAAGCTTGGACTTAAAGGAATTTCTGGAGACGGAAATCGTCAATGAGCAAAAAGCTCTAATTGACGCCATTGCGTTTAACCCCGCCGCTGATTACCCGTCGTACAGGGAAATCGTTGGGGAGATACGTGGTTTACAACGTGTTATTCGAATCTTAAAGGATTTGCCTGATGACTGAAGAATTAATGCCCGTCCCAAAGGGCTACAAAATTCTCATTGCTATTCCAAAGCTTGAGAAAAACTATGAAAACTCCGTTTTAATTCGTCCCGATCATCACGCCAAAAAAGAAGAAACCGCTTCTGTTGTTGGTTTGGTTGTAAAGCTGGGCTCTTTAGCTTATGGCGACATGGACAAGTTTCCCGATGGGCCTTGGTGCCAAGAAGGTGACTACATCATGATGCGCTCGTACTCGGGAACCCGCTTCAAGATTCATGCTGAGGCCGGGGAGCAGGAGTTTCGCCTTATTAACGACGACATGGTAGAAGCTGTCGTTGCCGATCCACGTGGGATTATGCGTGCCTAAAGGAGTTTAAACATGCCAGAAAATGAAAACAAAAATCCTGAATACGAACTCGAAGAAGACATCGAGATCGTCGATGACACCCCAGAAGCAGATCGAGACAAGGGTGATCCAATTGACCCCGCCAAAGCTGAGATCAGCGATGAGGAAATTTCTCAATACAGTTCAAATGTTCAACACCGGATTCGAGAAGTGCGCCGGGCGTACCACGACGAAAGACGGGCAAAAGAGCAATTAGCCCGTGAGCGAGAAGAAGCCATTCGGTTTGCACAGTCTGTTGCAGAGCAAAATCGACAACTTCAAGAGCAATTATCCAGTGGCGAGAAAATCTTAGTCGAATCTAAGAAAGACAAGGTTTCTGCGCAACTATCCCAGGCAGAAAGAGATTATAAAGAGGCTTATGA